TAACGCAGGTTCAGAACCTGTGAAAGTTAAAGTGAATCCGCTTCTGTCACCTTGCGCAGTACCTGTTGAAGCTGCATTTGCAGTCATATCAATACCACGTGTTTTTCCTAAATACCAATAAATACCGTTGCTATCTTTTGCGACTGCAACTAAGCTATTTTGCGCCAATAACAATAATTCGTTTCTTGTATTGGTCTGTAATTTGTTAAGGATAATCTGAAGTTCTTGCGCATAGAATACTGTGCCGTTTGCAACGGAAGCAGTCATTGTTTGGTTGAACATAGAAGTATCTTTTACCAAAGCATATTTCCAAAAACGTTTTCCAACTGCCTTAGTTAAAGCGGTAATTACACCACTTGCTTCGGTTGTTGTTGTTACGTTTGCAGCTTCAGTAAAATACACTTCAACGATACCGCCTAAACTATCGCGACAATCTAAAGTATATCCTTGTGTTAATGCACACGCCATTTTGAATAATTTAATTTTTTAAAAAAATGGGGGGATATTTCACCCCCCGAATATTATGCTAATATGAATTTCACTGTTTCATCAGGGAATGCAATATTCACGCCCATTTTGAATTCAGATACAAAACGTACTTGGTCAGCTTCTTTTGCGTAGAAAATTTCAAACTTTTCTTCTTCGTTCAATAAGTCTGTACCGATAAACAAGTTACTTAAACGTGCAGCGTAAATTTTGTTTGTGCCATTCAATCCGCCAACAGAAACAACCTTAATCATTGTACCCGGTAAAACAAACTCACCGTCTGCCTTCGCGTCAACTGAATAATGGAAACTGTTTGCGTTCTTTAAAGCAATAGTGTAAGTTCTGAACAAATCTTGACCACAGAAAATGGTCATATCGTCAGCAGCTACAACTTTCGCAGGAATAGCAGCATAAACACCGTCAAAAATTTCAATAACGTTTGCAGCAGTAATTGAACTCAAAGGCGCACCACTAATAAAAGTAGAAGCATTTGCAGCAACAACACCTGAAGCAGCACCAACTAATTTAACTAAACCGTCAAATTTGTTTAAATTTACGTTAACACTTGCGGTGTCACCTTGCCAAATTGCAGTTTCTAATTGTGCAGCAATTGTTTTCGCTTTTTTATCTGCGAATTCTTGCTCAAAAGGAACTGAATCGTACATTGAACCCGTAGGCAATGCTTTTTGTAAATACTTAGCTTCTAAGTCTTTTGGACAAAGTGCTTCGTTTACTTTAATTTTTCCAACAGTCACAGTTCTTTGTGTGAAAGTTGTTGAACCTGAAGCAGTAAATCCGCAGCTTCCGCCTGCTTGAAATATTGCGTCTGTGTCCATAATGTTAATAGTTTCAGCGCTTTTTACGCCAACCATAACATTTCCTGCACTCTTAATCAAGTTTGCAGTCTTTGCGCCTAATACTGAAGACGTCACTAATTGTGCTGCGTTTTGTTCAGTATATGCGGCTAATGCTGATACATCAAATGCCATTGTTATTAATTTTTAGTGTTTAAAATTGCGTTTCTATATTTTTCCAATCTTTGTTCTTTAATATCATTTGTTTTTATAAATGAATTAAAAGAATTTGGTCTTGAAATTGGGTCTGCGCTTGGTGTACTTGAAAGTGCTTCAATTAATTCAGCTACCTGTGCAAATCCTTGCTTAACCTTATTTTCCAAATCCAAAACCTTTGCGTCTGAAACTTCTTTTGCTGCTTTTATTTCAGCAATTTGCGCTTCAAATGCTTCGGTCATTTCTTGCATTTTTTTGTCTGCTTCCTTACCCATATCTTCAGGTGCAGGTGCAGCTTCTTCTTCGCTTGTAACGTCTTCTTCTTTTGAAGAAAGTTCAATGATAATACCGTTTTCATCTAATTGCATTACAGTTCCGTCAACCAATTGGTGTTCGCCTGCGGGTGCAGGTGTACCGTCAGGCATTGTAACAGAACCGCCAATTTCCAAAGATGAAATTTCAATCTTAGTTCCGTCCATTAAAGAATATTCAGCCATTTCAACCTTTGTTTCTTCAACAATCGGTGTTTCTTCAGCTTTCACTTCTTCAACAGGTGCAGCCGTGTTTTCTTCAAACAAAGCTTTGATTTTTAAAATCGCTTCCTGTGCGTTCATACTTTTTTTATTATATAGTTAAAAAATAAAATGTTTATCACTTAACCTGTGACAATATTTTTTTAATTTGGTCAACCATTGAAGAAACCTTGTTTACTTCCTTTGGTTTGTAATTAAATAACCCTTCAACACTAAAACCCATTATTTCGCCATTCTTTACCTTTTGCCAAGCTTCTTCGTTGTCAACTATCATTGAACCAAACCAAGAACCAACAGGCGCGTCTTCAAATCCTTTCATTGGCATAATGCCACGTGAAGGGTCAGAAATAAAGCTTTCAAATAATGTAACGTTTTCAAATTGTGAACTTGAATCGTGCATTAAGTTTACGTTGCTTTGGAATCCTTTTTTGAAAAACTTTTGGACAATTTTAAGAATAGTATCACGACTAAAAGCCACATAGTAGTCGCCGTAAGTAGCGTCAGAACGAAAAATTGGCGTATCAGCCAACATAATAGCGCCTGAAATAATGCGACGGTCTTCATTAACAATTTCAAATTTCTGTGTTTTATTAAATGCGTTCCAATTCTTTTGTATTGCAGGACGGTCAACCAATGCAATAAAGTCAACCTGTGAATCGTCTTCAATGTCGTCTGTTATGTCCAACATATATATTGGTAATTCTGTATTCATACCCATAAATAGTTTATTTTATTTAATTTATCGTTTATTCAAATCTTGCTTGGTTCTCAATTTGCTGAACTCGTCTTTGTGTACCTGAAATATCACTTTCAACAACGTATGCACGAATTGCATTGTTTCCACCCCCGCCACCATTATTGCCACCACCCCCGCCGCCGCCTAAATTAGGTGCTGCACCGCCGCCGCCTGTATTTGGAACTGCGCCACCACCACCGCCGGGACTTGGAATTGAAGGTGCGCTACCGCCTGAACCAATTTCTCCACCTTCTGATATACCTGCTGAATTACCTGCGCTATTAATGGCAGCAATACCGTCAACTGCTGACTTAATAATTGCAACTGATTGTAAAACACCATTGGCAATAATTAAAGCCGACCACGGCAAACCTAATGTCAAAGGTGAAGCTGCAACTGCTTTTGTAGTTGCTTTTGCAGTATTCATAACAACGTCTGCAACCGCAGCACCTTTTTCAATTAATAAACCTGCAATTGCTAATTTTTTATTTTTACCTGCAATTACTTGTAAATTACTTCCAAAGGTTTGTATATCATTAATACGTTGTTTTATGATATTAAATTGCGCTTCTTTTTCAAGTTTGGCAATTTCTTGTTTATTAACTGAATGTTCTTTTTCAATCTTTTCAATTTCCTTTGCGTTTCCTTTTGCAGCAATAAGTTTAGCCTGATAAGACTTATCTTCAATTTCATTAACATTTTGCCAATATGCTTCTGAATCTTTTTCTAAACCTTTTTGTTGTGCTTGTAATAAAGCAACTTCATCTTGTAAACCTTTAGCAACTATTTCATTTTTAGATTTTTGACCTTCTATTTCTGATGCGTCAATTAAATCTTTTTTAATTGCTGCTTTTTCAACTTCAGATTTTTTTATATATTCTTTGTCTGATTCTAATTCTTCAATATCCTTTGCAAGTTTAGCCAATCTTTGCGCTTCGGCACGTTCGTTTTCATCTTTAATTGCATTTGCTTTAATTTCTGCAACCTTTTCATTAAAAGTATTTAGACTTTCTTCTTCTTCTTTATTTTTTTTGTCCCTATCTTCTTTTCCTTTTTCTTCTAATGCAGTTTTTTCAATCTGATATTTTTCATTATTAAGTTTTATTAATTCATCTTTAACTTTTTGAGTAACTTTTAATTGCTCAATTTCAGCTTCCTTTGCTTTTTTATCAATTTCTAATTGCTTAATTGCTTTATCGTTCTCATCTTTAATTAATGCTTTGCTTTTTTCATTTTGTAAATCAAGAAGAATTTTATTAGCAGTTTTAGTATCTTCTTCAATTTTTTTATTAGTTTCATCATTCTTCTTCTTTATTTCTTCGTCGTGCTTCTTTTTTTCTTCCTGTGTTTTATCATTTGCTTTTTTAGTATCTTCTGCAAGTTTTTTATTAAATTCTGCACTTGCTACTAACTTGTCATTTTGTAGTGTTCTGAATTGTTTTTGTTCATCTTCAGTTAATTTACCCTTTGTTTTTAAACTTTCACGTAAAGTTGCTAATTCATTATTTGTTTGTTTAATTTTTAAATCGTATATTTCTTTTTCTGAACCGCCTTGCGCCTTTAATACTTTAATTCTATTTTCAATGTCTTCATTTGCACGTTTATTTGCAACTGATAATTTGTTTAAATTACGTTCTGCTTCGCTTGTAATTCCAACAAAATCTGTAAATTGTTCAACTAAATCGCCAACACCTTTTGCCAATGCACCTAATGGACTTTTTTTAATCCAATCTGAAATTGCGTCAAAGTTAGCAATTACTGTACCTAATAAAACAACAAGCGCACCAATACCGGTTGCAACAATAGCACCTTTTAAAACTTTAAAGCCATTACTTGTTTCAACAGTTGCAATTCCAAAAGCCTTTTGAACCCCCGCCGCAATTTTAGTTGCCGTACTATTTAATTCAATAAATGTAGTTGACAATTTAATTTGCGCACCTAATGTTTTAAAACTATCAATACTGTCACCCAAAGCATTCAAACCCTGTGACAAAGCCATTGCGGCATTTACTTTTAATAAAGCTTGTTCAACGTTTTTATTTTCTTTTCCAAATACTGCCATTATACCCTGAACTGCACTAAATCCACCTGCAACACCTGCTAATGAAGACGCAAGCGCTTTAAACTTTGCGTCAGGATTGAAGGCATCTGTCATTGTTCTTGCATCACCAATGGCATCTTTTAATACTGCAACCCTTTTGGCTGCGTCAGTTGCTTCTTTTGAAGTTGCACCAAATTTTTCAGTAAATTTTAAAACATCAAATGTGGCTTCTTTTAATTCTTTTTTAATTTCAGCCATTGAAGTCAAGACTTTTTCTTGACCATTTACTACTATCTTTATACCAATTACTTCTTCTGTTGCCATTAATTCGTTTTTATTACTTTAAGTAAATTAATTTGTGTTGTTCTATATGCCAAAGGGTCGTATGATTCAACTTTGTTTAGTCTAAACAATACGCCATTTATCCAAATATATTTGCTGAAATCTAAATTATAAATGTCAAGCGCATTTAAGTAAGCACGACACGTTAAAAGTTTTGATTCCATATCCGTAATTTCTAAAATGTACGGCAAATGATATGTATTAAATAAGTTATTTGTTGGGTAAGTTGTCGCAGGAAATTGCAATTCCTTTGGTGCGCCAAAATTCAAATCAATAGTTGGGTTTGTTGGGTCGTCCAAATGTCCCGCATATCCGTAAACGTTTAAATTAGCTAAATTTGAACCGCCGCCCGTTTCCCCTGACTTTATATGCCAAGTGTGGTCAATAGTCAATTTTTTAGCCATTAAAATACGAATAACAGAATCCATTGAATCTTCCTGCGAATTATTATTTGACAATTTAAAAATTGTTGTATAATATTTATCAACGTGTGCGTGATTCTGTGGTTGAAATAATACAGAAGGCGCAAATATAATTTGTGTTGAAGCCGTATCTTTTACAAAGTCAAATTCGGAATCATAAATAAAGTCGCCGTATGATTGACCGTACTTTTTCAAATAGTTGTCGTTGTAGTAATCCGAATCGGGCGTATATTTATAGGCATAATAACGCGCATTCAATTGTGACATTGGTTTAATTGATAATGTTGAAGCCATATCAATTTTCTGTGACCAATCCAAAGAATTAGTCACGGAATCAGAATAAAAATCAATATACGGTGCAATATTTATTTGTTTGTCGTTTATGTTATCTTGATAAACGTACATATTAAACATTTTAACAATACTTAAAAAGAAATCCTTTTGGAATATTCCTTTTGATAAATTGTTATTTATTGAAACAGTACCATTATAAGCAACAGTTGCTAATTGCGCAGCTAATTGACTAAAATTAAAATTTGCGCTTGTTATTGTTACAATATAAGTATTTGCAGTAACGGGAACGCTTATATTTATATAAACTGTATTTGTATTATCAATATTTCCTGTCCAATCAAAACTGAATGAATAAGGGTTATTTGCTGAAAAAGTTGGTTGCGTTAAAGTCTGAACTGCAACACCTGCAACGTATAAAGTAGCGGTTATTGAAGAAGCGGCGTCTGTTTGATATACTCCATTTATTGAAGCCACTGCGCGCACAGTCTTTGTACCGTCAGTATAAGTAAATACACTCTTGCTTCCATTTTCCGTAAAATTAAGTAAAGTCGTATTATCAAAAGGTAAATCAATGTTTCTTGCGGTTGGTGTGTTACTGTTTAAAATTGTTTTAGTTGCTGCAATAGTTGCAAGTATGAATTGGTCGTTTGTACCCTGAATTCCCTGACTATTGTTTGGGATAATAAGTTTCTTAAAAAAGTCTGTATTGAAAAAGTCGCAATTCAAAGTATAAGTTGTGCCTTCAAATATTTTTTCAATATATTCTTTTACATACAAAGCCGGTCGGAACGTATAAACGCTGAAATCGTCTTTATTATTTGAAACGTCGCCGTAATCAATCAATGGATAATAATAACCTGAACCGTTAATTGTGTTCCAACTGTTTGTTATACTTGTCACATTCCAAGTATGGTTGTATTCGCTAAAATCCAAGTCTTCCAAACGCTTATTTCCTAACTCCGTAATAAAGCCGCCTAATTCCCCAAATACGGCGCATTGATATTCTGTTGTGCCATTATTTGATACTATTTCAAGTATGCGAATAACGCCTTTGAATATCTGTATTTTATCAATAAATACTTCGCATTTAGCAGCTTGCGCAG